TGGAATAATTTCCATAGGTCCTTCAGATAGTTTGACAAGAGAGGTTTCGCAAGCATCCGGTAGTGACGGTATCTGTGCAAGATCCACCTTTGATGAACTAGTCGGCACACCATAAGCTATTAACGTATTCGCCTTTGTAGCATTAGTATTTGTAGCATTGGAAGTAATACCTCCAATGGGATCGCCACGTGAATTTATATATGAAGATATCGGAACTTTGGCAGCAACCATTACACCTGAATTGTTGGTCATGGAAGCCATGCCAACAAGTCGAACACCATATCCTACAATTCTATAATTGGCAAATTGAGTGGCAAGAGATGAAGTACTTGTATATCCAACAGCACTACTTACAGTGCTGTTATCCAACGAAGTCCAATCACCTCCACCAACAATACTACCACGTGGTGATATCATGTGCCAATAGGCACTTGGCAACACCACTAAATCAGCTTCACCAGAAGCATTAGTTTGTATAGTGTATCGACGGGTAATGTGTGATGCTTTAGTAGGAACACTAAACATATCAGGGACACGAGCGCCACAAGCTTCTGCAGCAAAGGGAGTCGATAAAGCAGCTCTATAGCATGCCAGAATCCCAGCACCAGGTTTCTCGAGCACAGACTTTGACTTAACTTTCTTCTTTGGAACAAGAGCAGTTTGCTTAGCATTATAAGGCACAACCGCCATGGTATTTTTATTTTTATTTTTATTTTTACCCATGATAATTTATAGAAGACTAATTAACAAACGACTTTATATAATAACAGAGTTTAAATTTATAATTAATAATAACATATAACAAATATTGGCTTTGTCAGCCACCCTCTACATTAGTGTGACGGGAATATCACACAAATCAGAAAGACGGTAAGAGGAGACGTCCAACTGAATTGTTTTATAATGGTTTTCGATTGCTCGCTGCTCGTCAGGCGTGAATCCCCATGCTAAGAAAACGTCAAGTCTGGCATTGTCAGTGACCAAAGATCTTTTGCTATCTAGGCCAATTCTCAACATTGACATCCCAGTCTGCATTGTTGTGTCTCTACTAACATTGGACTGCAACCCAACCCTCATCATCATACTGTACATTTCCTGCATAATAGGAACACCACTATTACACGCCAATCCACATTCTCCAACAGCATACAGCCATTTCCTCCAAGCAATCTCGTTCTTGAAAGATCCAACACAAATGCTGTCTTTTTCCCTGGCAGTATTAATGTTTCGAACCATAGTCCATCCATT